TTGATTTATATTTTGTTGTGCCATCTTTTTTATGATAAATACATTAAAACGAAGTATTTATATGAAAAAGTTATATGATAAATTTTAATACAGAGTACTATAGTAATAATTATTACTTCTTTTTAAAAGAAAGAGAGGACAAAATATCCTTATATTATTCTATTGCGGATACTTTAACTGAATCTAGAAAGAATGATGAGAGAATTGATTTCGATAAAAAAGATTCTAAAAAAATTAAAAATATTGTTGGGAATGTTTTAAAATCTAAAACAAAAGTTTCTAAAAACGCGTTAACTAAAAAGTTAAAAAGTATTAAACCTAAAAAAGAAATTGATGAATTAGTTGATTCTGATGGCTCAATGTTAAGTTCAAAAATACCATTTCTTAATCAAACATTAACACCTCATAAAACTACCGACCAAACAGTTGCAATGGCAAGAATTACAAATGACCCTGTTACTAGAGGTTATAGAGTTTATTATGGTGAGAGTAAAGAAAAGTCTGATGAAGTTATTAATGAGGTAGATTATTCGGAAGCGTTTGGATATGAGGAAACAAAAGATATGGATTTTGATGATACCGTTAAAACTCTTGAAGAGATGGGTGTGGAAAACGCTATTGAACGAGCAAAACAATTTGGAAAGTTACCAAAAGAAGAAATTGAAAATGGTGAACTAAGACAGAGATTATCAGAAAAGGATAGTATTGAGGAACAACAAAAACAAAAAATGATTAAAATGGTTGAGGATATGTTAACCAAAAAATCTAAATCATCTGATGTTGTTAACAAGTCTTCAGGAAATTCTGACGTTATTAAAAATAAAGGTGTAAGTAAAATATTATTAAAAAATATTGAGTCAATTAAAAAAATTGCAGATAAAGAAGGAATTAGTATTAATATGTTAATCAAAGCTTTGAAATCTAATGAATAAAGATTTATACGGAAATACCGTTCAACTACCTGAAGATGTTGTAGAATATTTACAACAATGTTTTGATTCCGCAAATACGGATGACACAACCATTGAAGGTCACAAAAGAAATCAAGAATTAAGAGATAGTCGTGAAGTTACTTACCAACAATTAAAACGAATGAAAAATTGGTTTGATAATTTTAATGGACTTGAGAACGATTTACCATTTATCTTAAACGGTGGTCATTATGTTAAGAATTGGGTTAACGATACTTTAGGGGGGATGAGAGACAATGTTTATCTTGGTAAGAAAGCAAAAGCAGAAGTATTACCAAATCAATTCATACAAACACACACGAAAGATAATTTAAATAATATGAATAGGTCAAGTAAAAACCATAATTCAACTGTTGGAGATATTAATAAAAATATCACAGAAAATTTAAAAAGAATAAACGAATTAATAAAAAAAATAATTTAACATGGCAAATTTAGAACCTTTAGATTTCGCACAACCTGAAAACGAATTATCTGCAATTGCGGATATGCAAAGAAAAATGTTATTTCCTAAAAATGACTTTAAAATTACTAATCAATACTCATCCGTTAATCCTGATGCTTTAGCAGATGGAGATACTCAAGGTAAAGGTACAGGAGGGTTTTTAGATGTTTACAATCAAAATGCGGGAGCAATTCAAGACATTATGGAAAGAAAGTCTGAACTAGTTGTTAACGAATACAAAGAAGACAAACCATACACGACACCAAGTGCATAATGAAACTTTACAACACATTTAAATCACTTATTTTAGAAATAGCGTCTGTTGACTCTATAGTCGACGCTATAAAAAAACGAGATAAGATTATAATTTACTATGATGGTGATGAACCAGGTGGTCGAGGATTACGTTTAATCGAGCCCGTTTGTTTTGGTTATTCAAAAGCGGATAACCCTGTTGTTAGAGCATGGGACTCACAAGGAGCTTCACACACTGCGTATTTAGGTGAACAACCATTACCAGGATGGAGACTTTTTAGAGCCGATAAAATATTTTCTTTCAAACCAACAGGAGAAACATTTAACGAGGCAAAACCAAACTATAATCCTAATGGGGATAAAAGTATGAATCGAGTTATTATTAACGCAGATTTTTCTGAAGTAACCCCACAAACACCGGAAACGCCAGCCCCTGAAACAGAAACTGAAGTTGCGGTCGATGATGTAATTAACGATGTAATTATTACTACCGTTAATGATATGATTAATAGTATTATAGAAAAAGATGGTGTTGATTCGTTAGAGGGTGTTGATTTATCAAAAGCCGCTGAATCATATAAAAGAATATATTCAGGCATTGAGGGTAAAATTCGTAGAAACTTATCCAATCAAGAAAAGAATGATTTAAGACCAAAAGTTTCAGAACTAATAAAACAATCTCAAAGTTTAATTAAAAAATAATATGACAAACGAAAATGATTTAATTCAAAAACTTATGATTTCCAAACAGATAATGGAAAAACATAATCAAACACCAAGAGGTGGTATGCCATCGATGGATTCGTATAACACTCCAGAAGTCGCAACTTATAACGCTCCTCCCGCAACATATAATTTACCTCAAGATATGTTACAAGAAGCTTCGGTACCTGTACAACAAGTTAATCAACCAATGACTCAAGATAGAGTTATGGCATCAAAATTACCGGATGAAATTAAAAGATTAATGATTGAACATCCAATTTCACAACCTGCTGGTATGGGAGGTCCAACATTATCTAATGATTTAATCGATAAAGCGGCAAGATTAATGAATACTGATGCTCGAGGTAATCAAGTTAATCAGGTAAAACAAAAAGTTCAAGAACAATCACAACCACAACCTAGTTTTAATAATAAACAATTAAGAGACATGTTAAAAGAAGTTGTTGAGGAAGTTTTGCAAGAAAATGGTATTTTAGCCGAATCAACACAAAAATCAAATGAAGTGTTTTCTTTTAAAGTTGGAAAACATGTGTTTGAAGGTAAAGTAACCAAAATAAAAAAAATGTCTTAAACTTTATTTACTTTAAAATTTAAACCCCCTAAGGAAACTTAAGGGGTTTTTTATTTCTTAATTCTTGATATTATGATACTATTTAATTATATTTTCTGTGATAATATTAAACTATGAAAGAAAAAATAAATGTTTTAGTTCTCGCGTCAGATAAAACAGGCGTAGGGAAATTCAGGTCTTTAGACCCACATATTAAGTTACAAAATCTATATCCTGACGATTTCCACGTTGATATTGATTATGAACCAAGAATAAATGATATAAAGTATTGGGATAAATACCAAATAATCCATGTGCATCGAAATATTGGTAGTCACTATGACCAAACACCATCAATTGTTAAATATTTAAAATCAATTGGTAAAGTGGTTGTTATTGATATTGATGATTATTGGTTACCAACTATTGACCATCCAATACATAGTATTATTGTTCAAAATAAAATTCACGAGAAAATTGTCGCAAACTTAAAAGAAGCTGATTGGGTTACAACCACAACTGACATATTCGCCAATGAAATTCGTAAAATCAATAAAAATGTTTTGGTATTACCAAACGCTATTGACCCTAATGAACAACAATTTAATCAACCAACACCACCGTCAGATAAAATCAGAATTGGTTGGTTAGGAGGGTCTTCACATTTACACGATTTAAATTTATTAGGTGATTTCGTTCAAAAGAATCAAGACATTAATGATAAATTACAATATGTAATTTGTGGGTTCGACACAAGAGGTTCTGTAACTGAAATTAATCCACAAACAGGTGAACAAAAGAAAAGAGATATTCTTCCACACGAAACTGTATGGGTTAATTATGAGGGTATCTTTACAAATAATTACAAAACATTAGATGAAAATTACATTAAATTCTTAAAGGAATTTAAAGAGAATGAATATATTTCAGATAAAGAATTACCATACGTTAGAGTTTGGACAAAACCGGTTAATTCTTACGCTATGAATTATTCAAAATTTGATATATCTTTGGCACCGATTAAAAATCACATCTTTAATAGAATGAAATCTCAATTAAAAGTAATTGAGGCAGGATTCTATAAGAAAGCATTAATTGCGTCTGAAATTGGACCATATACTATAGATTTAAAACATTGTTTAAAAAATGGGGTATTCACCGACGAAGGAAATGCGATTTTAATCCCTGAAAGTAGGAACCATAGTGATTGGTCTAAATCAATTAAAAAATTAGTTCAGAATCCTGAAATGATAACTGAGTTAGGAGAGAGATTATATAATACCGTAAAAGACAAATATGACCTTAATAAAGTAACGGTTACAAGAGCGGAGTTTTACAAAAGTTTAATCAAATAAAAAACAAAAAATGATAAAAATACCTTTAACTAAAATATTATTTTTAGATATAGAAACTGTTGGAATTGAAAAAGATTATGACACTTGTTTAGAAAAGAGACCTGAACTCGCTAAACAATTTGACAAATATTACGATTGGTTTTTAAAACGATTTCCTGAAGATAAGGAAATTGAAGTTAACCAAAAAAATACAGTGTTTGCAACAAGAACAGCTTTAGTTCCTGAATTTGCAAAAATTGTTTGTATGAGTGTTGCGTTTGTAATGGATAATGGAGATATAAAAAAAACAACCTTTTCCGGAGACAACGAAAAAGAGGTATTAAAAGAATGTCAAAAATTATTAGACCGTTGTGGTAAATTAGATTTTTTTCTATGTGGACATAATTTAAAAAACTTTGACATTCCAATGACAGCTAAAAGAATGATTATTAATGGATTATTACCCCCATCAATTCTACCTTCTTACGATACAAAGCCGTGGGAAATCAAAGCTATTGATACTAGAGAAATTTGGCAATATGGTGCTTATACAGCGATTGGGTCATTAGACTTGATGTGTACTTCAATGGAAGTTCCATCACCAAAAGAGGGTGAAGTTACCGGAGATAAAGTACACGACGCATATTGGAACAAAGATATGTTAGAAGAAATATCTGCATATTGTGAACGTGACGTATTAGTCTTAATTGACATAATAAAAAAATTAAAAGAATTAGAATAATGTTTAACGAAGATTTAGATTTTTTAAAAAACAAAGCGGAAGAATTAAAAAAATTAGCGAATATTGATTTAGATGATTTAAGTTATGATGATATAATGAGTGAATTTGGTTTGGATTTAAAACAACTTGAAGAAGATATGTTAAATTCAAAAACAAGATTACCATTAGGATTTGTAAAAATTCATCCCGACGCAATAACCCCGAAATATAATTATGATAGTGATTCAGGTTTTGACCTACATTCTGTTGAAGATGTTACCATAGAAGCTTTCGGTCGAGCGTTAGTTCCTAGCGGACTATCCTTTGATATTAAAGATGGATATGAGATTCAAGTTAGGACTAAAAGTGGTTTAGCCATTAATCAGGGTCTTATGGTTTTAAACTCACCTGGAACTGTGGATTGTTTTTCAGAAGATATGAAAATACTAACAATTAAGGGTGAAAAAACGATAAATGAATTAAATCTTAATGATGTTATCTTTTCATTTAATGAAAAGACATTAGAAATTGAAAAAGATATTATTACCAACATTTTTAACACGGAAGAACAGGAAATAATTGTTTTTGAAACTGACAATGGAATATTAGAGGTTACACCTAATAGTGAAGTTTATACTAAAAGAGGGTTATTGTTGGCTAAAGATGTGAAAGAAAATGATGAGATTATTGTTTTTTATTAACCTGTGTAATATTTATCAATAAAGATAAAGGGTATAATGGTAAAATGTTTAATTTGTGGGGTAGAAAAAAAATGTTCAATTGTTGAACATTTAAAATTTGTACATCAATTAAAATCTGATGAGTATAAAAAAATGTTCTTTGGTTCAAAAGTTAAATCAGATGATGAACTATTAAAAATGTCGGATAGAGCCAAAAAAAATTGGAGTAGTCCTGAGTATAAAGAATCTCAAATTAAAATTAGAAAAATTACACATCAAGACCCAATTTTTAAAGAAAAGATGTCTGAAACTTTAAAGAAAAAACATAAAGAAAATCCGGAGTTATTCACAGGATTTACTCAATGGTCTAAAACTGAGAAATATAAAGAATGGGTTATATCAAAAGAACGAACAGATAAAATATCTAAAACTAGTAAAAAAAGATGGGAGAATGACGAATATCGAGAAAAAACCATCAATTCTATTAAGAAATCATTAAATGATGGAAGGTGTGATAAATCGTTAGAGTTTAGAGAAAAAATGTCAATAATTATTTCAAAATTATATGCAAATGGTACAATATCTAACGAATCAAATAAATATAAAACAGGTAAATATAATTCAAAAACAAATGAGGTATTTTTATATTCCTCATCATATGAATTGGAATCTATGGTATTATTTGATGATTCCAACAATATAAAAAGTTGGACTAATAAACATGGAATTAGAATTAAATATTTTTATAATAATTTAAATAGAAATTATGTTCCCGATTTTTTAGTTGAGTTTATAAATGGAGTTACTTATATTATTGAAATGAAAGGATGGAACACTGAAGAGGTTGATATTAAAGAATATTACACAAAAAAAACATACCCTAACTATAAAATATTCTATAGTGTTAACGAATTAAAACAATTTATAAATGAAAACAACTAAAATACTTAAAATTTCAAAAACAAGAAAACAAACTTATGATATTACCGTTGAAAATAATCATAATTTTTTCTGTAACAATCATTTAATTCATAATTGTGGTTATACCGGAGAAGTTAAAGGAATTATATTTAACACCAATAATCATCCTGTAACAATAACTAAAGGAATGAAATTTGGTCAAGCGGTGTTGTGTCCCGTTGTAAATGGGGGTTGGGTTCATTTGGACCAAAGAGACAAAGTTACAGATAAAGAAAGAGGTGATAATGGGTTTGGCTCAACAGGATTAATATGATAACAGTAATATACTCAACACATAAAGATGAACAATATAATAACAAATTTAAACAACATTTGTTACAAACCGTTGGTTTAAAAGACGTTCAAATTTTAGAATACAAAAACAATAATGAATTTAGTTTGGCTGAGATTTACAATAAAGGTATTTCTCA